TTTATCTGCTTTAGTTATTAATCTTCCATAATAACTTCCTGATACTGCTGCTGTAAAAGAACACTCAAATTCTTGTTGGTATTGTTCTTCAGTCATTATAGCACGAGCTTGTTCTAACTCGTCATCTGGTATTACTTGTGTTTCAGATGCTCTATATAACTTACCATACCAATCTTTATGACCACGTTGTGCAAAGTCAAATACTTCCCAAAACTGGTTATGTCCCATTGGCGTACCTATAAATAAAACTGATCCTAGTTTATCTGATACTGCTGGTCTTACAATTTCTGTCCATACTCTAGGAGACATGATAGCATATTCGTCCATAACAACTTTATCAAACCCCATACCACGAATACTATCAGGGTTATCTGCTCCAAAAATTTGGATACGTGATCCATTAAATAGATCTATTCTTAATTCTGTTTCATTTCTACTACCACCAAAATGCATTAATGGTTTTGTGTAGTATTTTAAATATTCCCAAGCAATAGCTTTACCTTGTCTATAAGTCGGTGCTATGAATGCACATAAACTTCTTTGTTTATCTGCTGCTGTTTTAATTAATTCGTTAATAGCTAATACTGATTTACCAAATCGTCTATGACATACTAGAACACTAAATCTTTTAAGTGCATTATGTACGTCTTGTTGGTAAGGTCTTGGCTTATAAGGTATTTCTACTGTAGCGACTTTTTTCTTAGTCGTCTTTTTGCCAGGAGACTTTGATTGCAATTGGTTCATCTGTTCCTATTTTAGACGTTGTTGATGCTAACCTTGGATGAACAAATGGTGCTGCCTTTTCGGCTGCATACATTTTACGTTCAGGTGAGCTCATAGGATTGTTTAACACAGCTAACAAGTAATCCAAAGGAGAATGTTGGTATTTTACAGCCATTTCCTCCATAGACTTCCAATTCTTTTTAGTCTTTGCACCAGCAGGTCTACCAGCTCCAGGTCTTTTACCACCATGGTTTTCTGATTTATCTACTTCGTTTTCGTATGTTTTATCTTCAACCATTAGATTATCTTTCTGCCTCTTTTATCAAACTGTCTAAATTTAGAAAAGTTAATACCTTTTTGATTTTTAGCACCTTTATATAAAACAGTACCTGCACCTAATCCAAGACTTAATGGACTTACTGCAAATTTAATTCCTTTTTTAACTATAGTTTTAGCAGCTCTTTTAAATATAGAAGGTTTCTTCTTGGGTGTTTTAGTAAAACCTTTATCTCCACCTTTAATCATATTATTTCTTTTTCTTTTTTTTCATTTTAGATTTAACAATTTTATCTTGTAATGCTTTAGGTAATTGTTTTTGTTTTGCTGTAAGCATAGCTTTGCTTGGCATTCTAGCTTTCATTAGTAACCTTTCTTAACTTTCTTGCCACTTTTTTTAGCAGCCATCTTAGCTTTCTTTTTACCAGCTTTAGTATATGGGTATTTTTTCTTTCCAACCATTAGCATAATAATTATCCTTTATTTTGTTTTTCTTTTTTCTTTTTATAAACAACACTACCTGCGTATGCTAAAACTCCTACACCTAATGCTTTTGGCCCTAAAAATTTTCTCATAGTTTTTAATCTTTTATTACCAGTACCAAAAACTTTACGTCTTAATTTTTCTTTTACTTTTGGTGTTTTCATCTTAACAAGCCTTGTTGTGCAGCCATTTGTGCATTTGGCATAGGTGTTTGACCTTGTGGTCTTTTACCCATCATAGCCATTTGCTGTTGAGCTTGAGGATTTTGTGGCTGTAACAAACCCTGTTGCTGTTGTTGCTTGGCCATTTCTGGCATAACTTTTGCTTTAATGATTAATGCTAGTTGTTCTCCTTCTTGTGGAGTCAACCTCATCATTTCATCAGCTAATTTTTCTAATTTTTTTGTCATATTAACAATTCCATGCTCTTAGTGATTTATTTATTCTACTATTAGGATCTCTTGCAGTCTTAGCAGAAGTTAGTTTACGTTTCATGCCTTTCATTCTCGCACAGAAGGATGCCCTACGTTTGTTTCCTACTTTTTTGCTAGGAGCTTTTAGCGTTCCCCCAGTCTGACGTTTATAACTAGCACGACCTTTGGCATTCAAACCCCCCTTTGGGTTTTTACCTTCTTTACGTTGCCATGCTGCTGTCTTTGCCATTATCTTTTCTTAGCAGTTTTAGC